TGTATACCGATGCCGTTAGACGCAATAAAGAATAGGCCCGCGGCGATGGTATCTATAGACCTCAGCGAAAGCGGAGACTTTAGCGCCGTTACTACAGGTATGTATGAGGAGGCAAAAAAGAATTTCTACTATCATACCGCGTATTTCTTTCCGGAGGGGGCATTATCCAAGCACCCAAATGAAAAAATGTATCGCGTATGGGTTGAAAAAGGGTATTTAATATTAACTCCTGGTGAAGTTATTGACTATCGCACTATCGTAGATTATGTGCTACGACTTAATGACGTAGTTACGATACTTAATATCGGTTACGACCCGTGGAAGAGTCAGGAAGTAATTAACATGTTGGCCGCGTCTGGAGCCGATAACATTCTGAAAGGCATAAAGCAGACATACGGATATTTTACGGCTCCCGTAGAATCTTTCGAACATGGAATTAAGACAGGCCATATTTTTATTAATGATAACCCAATTAATGCCTACTGTTTTGGAAATGCTGTTTTATCAACCGATAAGTTGGAAAATTGCAAGCCTGTCAAGAGAAAACAGACACAAAGGATAGACGGTGTCATAACTATGCTAATGTGTTTGCGTCTGTTTATCGACTACGAACGTTAAAGAAGTATAAATGTTTATTTATGTGTACCTTAGTCTACCTTAACGTACCTTAACGTACCTTAGTAGTGGTCCCCTTAGCTAATGTTTTGTGCGAATTATAGAAGTACTTTAATTTTTAGCTAAGAAAAATGGGTTTTTTGAATAACATAGTACGGTGGTTTAGACGTGAAACAGCCATTACGACCGAAGGAAGCGGTACTAGTAGTATCGGTTCCCCGGCTCGTACTGGCGATACGTCTTATCTTATGTACGGAAACGACCAAATGGCGCTTAATATAGCTACAGTTTTTCGCTGTGTTAAGCTACTCAGTGAGAGCGTAGCGAATCTACCTATACAAGTCATGCGTCTTAAAGGCGATTTGTTTACAGCTGACAATAGCAGCCGATTAAATTACTTACTTAACATACAGCCTGATAATAATACAAATGCTTTCGATTTTTGGGTACAGATAGTACAGAATGTATTACTAACTGGTAATGCTTATATAGTACCCATATATAACTCGGTAACCCTGGAAGCCGACCGCCTGGCGTTATGCAATTCAGGCTGTGTTATGCACGATACCACGTATGATAGATACACTATTAGTGATTTTACTAATGGAATATACGGAGTGTTTGATGAATCGGAAGTAATACACATTAAAGGATTAACACTAGACGGTAAAAACGGCCTTAGTGTTTTGTCATTTGCTCGATTAACGGCGGGCATTGCTGCTACTGGAGATAATGAAACGTTAAAACGATTTGCTAACGGGGGTAACGTACGCGGTATTGTAAGTAATGACACTAGTGTACGCGGATTTGGTGAATACCAGGATAAGCAGTTACAAAAAACAGCTGTTGACGTAGATGCTAAATTTAGCGCCGGCCAGCATATCGTTAGCCTACCTGGTCAAGTAGATTTTAAGCAAATATCTTTGAGTAGCACCGACATGCAGTTTTTGGAAAGCCGAAAATTTACAGTACGCGAGATCTGTAGATTTTTTGGGGTGCATCCGTCTTTTGTATTTGATGACACGAGTAATAACTATAAGTCTGCCGAAATGGCTAACGTAGCTTTTCTAAGTACTACATTAAATCCTTATTTGCGGAAGATAGAAACTGAGTTATTGCGCAAACTTATTGCGCCGTCATTAGCAACTAAACGTAAATTTCAGTTTGACCGGCGCGGCCTGTATGCGTGTGACCTGGATAGTCGTGTTAAGTATCAGACACAGACGATAGCCGCGGGAATCTATACAGTTAATGAATGGCGTAGAGAAGAAAATAAAGAGCCTGTTAAGGGCGGAGATGCCGTACTGGTATCAGCTAACCTTAGAGGCATAAATGAGGCCCTAGCAGCGCCCGCAAAGCCTACGACTCCTGTGGACAAAAACGATAGTAACAACGAAAATAACGATGGTGATGGAAACAAAGAATAATAAAGACAAAGTAGTAATAAGGATGCTGCATACCTGTAGCGACGTACAGATACGCGAAGCTGGTGCGGGTGAAGAACCCAGCAGAACTATTACCGGTTATGCTATACTTTTTGGTGTGCCATCTAATCCGATTTGGTGCGATGATGAAAGTGAGGCGCGCGAAGTAATAGCCAAAGAAGCGATAACCAAAGAACTGTTAGATGGGCAGGACATTAAGTTTACTATGTTCCATGACAGACAGTTGATATTGGCGCGTAGTAACAAGGGACAGGGGACATTAAAATACAATGTGGATGATAAGGGAGTTAGCTTTGAGTTTGAGGCGCCAAATACTACCGACGGGGACAAAGCTTTGGAACTGATACGCCGCGGCGACATCGCAGGATGTAGTTTTATGTTTAGTACGCGCTATTATGATGACGCCTGCGTAGAACGTGCCGCTAATGTAGTCAATGGTGTAACTATGATCACCTATAACGTTAAGGCAGTCACGGGAATTTACGATTTTACACTCGCGGCCGATCCGGCATATCCGGACACTTCTGTGGAAGCCCGCGACTTTGCTAGTAAATTGCATGAATCGGCTAAGCCTCAGCAGCAGGACGACAAAGAAAAAACAACGAAAATGCGCGAGCAGGTGCGCGAAATGCGCCGCGCTGCCGGGCATATAATTTAACGACAATGTTTAACAATAAAAGTTTTAGAAAATGCCAAAAGAAAAGAAAACTTTGAATGTTCGCGAATTGGTTAACCAATATCAAGCGAACTGCGATCGTATCACCGAAATGGCTGATACGTGCGAAAAGGAGCAGCGCGAGCGTACCGAGGGCGAAACCAAAGAGTACGAAACCCTGGCGCGCGAAAATCAGTTGCTTAGTATGAAAATGCAGGCTGCGACAGCGGAGCATTTACGCGAAAATCCTAACGCCCGCGAGGATGCTATTAAGATTATTCGTGAAAACGCTACAAACGGAAAGAAAACAGAACTTGTTTTTGTCCGCGATCTGATGATGGTATCTGATATTACCAGCGGCGCTACAGTACCGCTTAATATACAAGATATCCTAAAGCCGCTGACAGAGGGCTTTATTTTGGACAAAGTAGGTTTGTCGATGCCAACTGGCTTGGCTGGTGACTACGTTTGGCCTATGTATGAAATGGTAGAAGCGCAGATTGCTGGTGAGGGCGTGGCACTTGGCGACACTAAGATACCATTCAGCAAGATGCAGGCAGCTCCTGAGCGCATGGGTATTGCTATACCTGTAACTAATCAATCGCTGAATCAAAGTGTAGGGATCTTGGAAACTATTATCCGCGAAATCATGCCAATGTCTATCCGTTTGCTGCTTAATAAGATCTTGTTCAGCACAACAAAGGTAAATGGCGCTACTAATTTGGTTGGGCCTTTTGTAGGATTGGTAGATAACGCGGTAGCACTTTCGTCTGTACCTACATTTACGCAGCTTAATTCCAAAATGAAAGCAGCTGTGCTTAGTACCGGAATTGACGGCGAGCATCTTTGTTGGATTATGAGTAAGAGCCTAGAAGCTATTTTGGAGGGTACCCCAATTAATAGTTCGGGTGTCTACATTCCGATGGCTCAGAATCACGTAATGTGTGGTTTACCTGTCTACACGACTAACGTTATTAGTCCGCGTGTTATATCTTATCAGAAATACACGGCAGGAAGTACTAACGCCTGGGCACCTTATACATTAGTAGAGGGCGATGCAGTTACATACGAAGTAACAGGGGATTCAGTAGGACACGCTTTGGCCGATATTACTACTCCGGTTGGTGGCAAAATTGCTAAGGTTACTGTAGTAACTGAGTACATCGGATTAGGCGACTGGAGATACCAGCCTATGGGTTTGTTTGGCACCCTACGTTTTATCGTGGATCCATACAGCCAGGCACGTAAGGACGCGGTAGATTTTGTACTTAATACCGATTACGGTACTAAGACACTGCGAAAGGAGGCGTTTAAACTTGGTAAGGTAGTACCTGCGGTGTAAGTAATACATAAATTTAAAGTTAGGATTTAATTATGGCCAGCGTAGTAAGTTTGGAAATTTTTAAAAAGCATGTTAGATCGGATGATTTCGCCGACGATGATACGTATTTACAGCATCTTATAGATGCTGCCCAAGAAAGCGTTATTAATGCTACGAATCGTTCAGAATCGGAATTAACAGAAATGGGTAAAGGAACATTTCCGTCAACCCTACAGCATGCTATAATGGTGTTAGCCGCACACTGGTATAACCAGAGAGAAAGTGTTAGTACTACACAAATGTATGAAGTTCCAGACACACTACAGGCCTTAATTAAACCTTATCGTAAGTTAGTGGATGACATTACGCCAACATAACAAACACATAGAAAATGCAAGCTGGTAGAATGAAATATAGCATTACGCTATTAGAGCCAAAAAAGACTACGAATGAGTACGGAGAAGAGGCTACAGAATATGTAGTTACTCGGACCGTGCATGCAGAACGTAGCAAAGCTACGGGTCACCGTAGTGAGGAAGTAGGTGAACATTTTCCAGACTATAATGCCGAATTTAATATACGTGATGCGCATCCGATACAAGAAAATTGGAGACTACAGCAGAAAGGCGGCTATCTTTATACCATAACAAATATTATACCTAACATCGATCGTGGTATGAATACTTTAATTTGTGTAAGAGTAAACGAATAATGGGACAAAGCGCTATAACATACGACGATAATAATTTGCAGCGGTTATTCGCTGAAATGGACGTAAAGCAGAGGCTGCAGGCACTTAAAGGGGCTTTTCGGAGAGAAGCAA